CAGTGGGAAGATGGCATCTTCTTCAACATCTTGCTGCTGATACACAAGTGCCCACGTGGAGGGACTGACTTCGCTACGACGTTCAAACAGTCGCCTACCATCCCACTTTACAAAGTGCCCGTTATTATCGGGTGTAAGCAATTCTGGATCATCAAACTCGTCAGCCCCATCCAGCGGTCTATCAGACCTAGCCCAAAGTGTCTTCCACTTTTCAGGCTTATCGTCAAACTCAAGTACAGCAGGCATGGCTAGATAGGTAAAGGGTGACCTACCGCCAGTCCAGTGCTCTGGATTCCTAATTTCTTTATATAAATCTATTGAGGAAACTCTAGTCCCTGCAATCAGAAGTGTCCCAGTCGAACCCACACGGGTAACTACCATCTTCTGCAACCAGTTGAGCTGCTTCTCCCATTCGTGCGCGTTTGTCGTTGAGACAATATCGTCCATGATGATTAGATCCGCACGAGTACCGTAGATCTGTTGTCCAATACCAAGAGCTTGAACCGTCGGGTCCTTCTCTCCTGATTCGCGTTCGAGATAAATTCTGTCTGCAGTCCATTGGTCTGCCGTCTCCTTATAGCCCCCAGAAGGTCCATAGACCTGTTGCATCTTAAGCCAAGGCTCTTCAGTCATACGTTGCTTTAGGGAATAGAGGAACTCCTTGGCACGGGTTTGAGTCTGGGATATAAGAACAATGCGGATATTGGGGTTCATGGCAATTTTGTACATTGCGTAGTTAACCGTCATTGTGGTTGATTTGGCGTGTTCAGGTGGCACGTTAATCAGAAGCCTACGGCGGTTGCCTGGCTCATATGTAAACGAAGGGTGTTGCCACGTCGGGTCGTGACCCTCAAGAACGTCAATCCAGTTTTGCTGATGAGGGAATACCTCGGTGTTCAAGAACTCTCTGGAGAACGTGGCAAAATCAATTTTATGTTTATTTTCACCTAGTGAAGCAGCAATGGCATTGGATCCAAAATTAGAAGCTTCCTCAACTTGCGCTGCAAATTCCCCATCTAGAAGCCAAGATCTAAGGGATGTCTTTTTCTTCCCCACAGCAGCAAGGGCGGAATCCATATCTATGCCCTGCTTGAGAAACGAAATAAACTTTCTCTGATCTTCAATTTGCCGAAGTCTGGTATGGTGTTGATTTCCAGCTTTAGCAGCCATAATAAACCTAATAATCCTAATAATAGTATTACTATTAATAATAGTAATAGTAAGCAACCCCTCCAAAGGGGGTTGCAATTAACAGGCAAGCCATAAGACAAGCTTGCTTTACTTATAACCTCTACTAATACTAACCCTGTTACAGAAGACTTGTAACGCTCTGTTACCAAATTGTTACCTAAATCACATTGATTGTTATAAAGAAAACAAATAAGTAATACTAGGGGCAAACAACTAACTATAAATTATAACTGACTCTACAGTATTACTTCAGTAGCACTTTAAACACTAGGGGTCAGCCTAATGACCTTCCAATACCACAGTACCATACAGAAAACAGTAACTACAATCCCACTTCAGTGGGTTACACTACCCCACTACCAGCCTACTGACGACCCCCTACCTACTTACTTAACTAGTTATTCGTTTTAAGTAACTGGTTTGTCTCGTTGACTGTCTGGTCGACTGTTTCTTTCCCCCTTGTGCTGGCTTACTGCGTCGGCATTCGCCGACGAGGGGGGGCGTAAGTCAGGCTCTTCTCAAATCGGGAAGTGCCCCAACCGAAGGAGGACACATGCCAGTTCATGTGTACGAAACCCTGAAAACAGGGAGCAAGCCGCGCAAAGGCTACAAGCCAGGTCTCAGCAAAATCCTATTTAACGAGGACGGAACCGAGATGAACGAAGCGCAAGCCCGACTAGCCACAACCGTGTGGAAGGAAGCCAATCCAGCAATCGGATTCCTTAAGGTAGTCACCGTCGACAAAGTCCTAACAGACGCTGAGCGAGCCGAATGGCGCGAACAGATTGTCGTACCATCACTGGAATCAATCTTCTAGTGAAAGTTGAGGGGGAGTACAGAGCAATCTGTACTCTCCTTCACTTAACTCCCCCAAACCCTGACATTAGTTAGGCTATCACCAAGTACATAAACAAAGGAACAAGCAATGATAAAAGAAACAACAGAATTCTACATAGTGGAATATGAATCAGCAGATATGCACGAAGACTGCTATGCCGATCAGTGCCTAGCAATAACAGCAGGAACACCAGACAATGAATGTGGAGTAGCAAATGCTTAATACAATCAATGGATTCGACCTATTACTTATAATCATTATCACTATCCTTGGATTCAAGGTATACAACCTCAAGCAGGAAACCAAGTCAATGACAACAGGACTTAGCAACATAATGACTGAACTAGTAACACCAGTACAAGAACTAGTAAGAGCAATGAACTGGGAATTACAAGTAAAGATTGCAGCAGACCTACCAAAAGACCTATACGGATGTGTATGTAATTACTGTACAGATTCAGACCCTTGGCTAACTGAATGTCAAGACTCAATAGGTACACCACTATTTGACTACAACAAAGAAGTAGCCACACCAACAGAAACTAGAGCTAAATGCACAGCACCTGACCCAATGAAGTGTGACTGTGATGACTGTTGGTTAATACCAACCAAGTATTTCTAGACACTTTGGTGATGACCACCCTGCTTCGCGGGTGTGGTCATCGCTATGGATTCTAGATGATTCCAGCCAGTCACAGACAAGGAGAAGCAAATGACTGAGCAACACTATGAAGATGATGAGAAGTTAGTATCTATTCTCGATGTACTAAAGCAAGTAGGACTATTCGGTGAGCTGATCGAGGTTAGGAATCTCATAAGTGAAGATGAGATTGACACTGAAGACACTGAAGAAGATGACTGGGCTGACATGCAAACCAAGTATGGACACGACACCGAAGACTATGTCTTCGGAGAAGTTGTAGTAGGTGGACTAGACGGATGGACAGTAACACCAATTGCATCTACAATCTCACTAGAAACTGAGCCAGTATCAGGTCACGACTGGGTATCATCAGTGCAAATACAAGCACACGCCTTAATGATTACCCTTGATGGTATGTCAGAATGTGGTAAACCACTAACTGAATGCAGCAACTTTGAGTGCAAACACGAGAGTTGGGTCAAGTCAGCCGAGTGGCTACCTCAAGAGCGTTACGAGTTCAAGCAAGACTGGAACTCTATGGCAGACAGACCAACCGAGAACTTCTTCCTCGGATTACCTGGACTTAAGTACATAGAAAATGACCAGACATACTTCACTCGTATCAATACAGTATGCAATAGTTGCTACCTGTATACACCAACAAGACTAGAGACCTGTCAAAATTGCGACAGAGTTCTAGTCTAATCAATACGCCTACGCCCCCACTTTGTGGGGGGCGTAGGCTCTCCACAAGATAATGAAAAGGAAAACAAATGGATAACACAATGACAGTGACAGGCAAGTTGAAGAACATCAGAGAGTTCGATCAGTATGGACTGATGATTGTAGGACAACTAACTCAGAAAGTTGGGAACGAACGAGCAAAGTTTACTATCCCAATTGCTTGCTTCGATGAAGCATTAGCACCAGCACTACGAGGACTACGTGAAATGCAAGATGACCTAGGATTCACACCAATGGTTAACATTACGGGTGAGTTAGACACCAAGTTTGACACACGACGTGACGTAAATAACGAAGACAGAAACCCACCATTGACACGCATTCTTATTACATCAGTAGAACTAGCGGAGGTGTAAAGGAAAGCGGTAGGTCAGCAAGTTACTACTAAGTTTATAAACAATAATACTAATAGAAAAGGATAGCAAGTGAGTACAACAACAGAAATAGATCTAAGTACATTAGAGCCAGAACATTTAAAGACTGTTCAAAGTGTATACAAACTAATGGCATTCTTACTAGATGAAGATGCTAACTATGAAGCACTAACAATTGAAGAGCTTGAGCTAATCCACCTAGCAACAAGTAACATCAAGGTTCGTGACGGTGTACTTAAGTACTTCAGTGATGCACCATTCAATACAAGAGTAGATATTATGAAATCATTTACAATCATTACTCAAATTATGGTTGATAGATGTGACGATGATGATCTAAATCCAGAAGCAATTGGTTATACATCAATGGTACTAGCAGCATTTATGCTATGCCATGCAGGTATTAAAGAAGACTTTGATGAAAACCGTAATGTTGATTATGAGTTGGAACTAACAGACAAGTTACTAGCACAAGCAGAAGAGCTAGGTTGCCAAGCTAGTTTACTAATGTTACTGCAGATGGCACGTCGACATAACGTACCACCAATTGTATTTTATCAGTCACTACAAGCAGTATCATTCCACAAATCAACAGATCCAGTAGGTCATTTAGATGGGTAAAAAAATACAAGTAATAGAAAAAGGTCATAAAGAAATAAAACGAGAAAAGAGACAAGCTCGTAAATTAAAGCAGACAAAATGATTATGTCTGAAGTTGTATGCAATAGATGTAATACACCTGTTGAGACTAACAACGGCGTAACACCAGGTTACTTTGGATGGTGTCCGTATCACGATGAAGACCTATATAAATTCGAGTGCAGAGTAGAGGTATGGAATGATCAAGACTAGCAGTGGTACTGTGTACTACACGCAGCAAGAAGTTAACAATAAAGTAAATGAAGTAATAGAAGACGGTTACAAGATTACTAATGCTATCCATGAAGAAGCATGTGAACGTGATTGGTGTGAACAATACGATGAGTGGGCTGAACGTGTAAATGCAACTCTTAAGTTCTTTGAGATTCCACTATCACGTAGAGAATATGAAGTTACATATTCAATTACACGAACACAAACAGCACGAGTAACAGTAACAACAACTGCAACCAGTGAAGATGATGCTGAAGATGATACCAATGGTAGCTATGACGAGAATGACTTAGCTGACATGGTAAAAGAACACGATTGGAACACAGAAGATATAACTATAGATAGCACAGAGGTAGAACTAGCATGACAATCAGAGACGAGCCATGGTTTGATGACCCATTCGCATGGTACGAGAAAGAAAATTATCCAGAAATTGTAGGCATAAAAGTAACTGAAAAGGTAGCACTTGATTTTCTTCAAGCACTGTACCAGATCTATAAGTTACTCGAACGCAATGACAAAAAGAAAGCAATGGAAGACGCTAAACAACTAGCAATACTGCTACTAGCTAGTGCATTTGATTATGCTGAAGAAGCAATAGACGAACTAATTATAAAAGAGATAGGCGACACAGACATAGATGCTGCTTTCGCAGAAATGATAGAGGAACAGAATGACTAGAGTAAATCCATATACAATCATTGGTACGCACTGTGAGTACGAAGTAAACACAGCACATGACCTAATGAAACAAGCAAAGCTTGATTGGGGAGTAACACTAGAAGATATTTATATTCAATCAGATGATGGAGTACAAGTACCTGATAGATACGCAACAGTCAAGTGGCTA